GCTGCATCGCGATTCTGTACCGCTCGTAGGGTCTTAAATTACTCCAATAGCGATTAATGCAGGCTGAACAATGACGCTCGATCTCGTCATCATCGGGGTTGTCGTCAGCCTCATCGTCGTGTGGGTGCTGGTCGAGATCAGCGACTTTCTTGCTGAGCGCACAATAAGGAGGAAGCCATGAGCGGCGGTCTTGTTGGTCTCACAAAAGGTGCGTTCCGCGTGTTTGAAAGCTCGCTTGTTCGAATTTTCGTGTTCTTCGTGGTAGGCGCGGCAGCGATTTCTGTAGTCGAGACCACGCTCGCTAAGGCCACGACGAGTCTTAGCTTTTGGAAGCTGCTATTCCTCGGCTTCGGATGCATCATGGCCGAACTGATGGGTACGCACCGCGCGATCACGGCTTGGTGGGAAGCAAAGCCAGGGTCCATGATTGCATGGTCTGGCGTGTGGCTATTCGGGTTTTGCTTCGCGCTCTACATGGCGCTCGGCTCTGCCGCCAACTTTCAGGCCCAGCGCGAGGGCGTTCAGAAGGCGGCGTTCCGGACGCAGACCAGTGCCGCCGACATGCTGAAGTCAGCCAAGGCCAAGCGTGATAGGATCGAGGCCGAATTGTCGCTCATGTCGGTAACGGTCAATGGCGAGAAGCGCCCGCCCCGCACTGCGGAAGCGGCACAGGCCGATCTTGACAACGCACTCTCTCACAAGTTCTGGCGTTCCACGAGCGGCTGCACGGAAACGAAGGGTCCGCAGACGCGCGAGTTCTGCGGCAACATCGCCGCGTGGAAGGCTGAGAAGTCGCTTGCCGGCTCAAAGCTCACGAAGGAGGCAGAACTCGACGCGGTAAGAACTGAGGTCATCAAATACGAGGCAGAGCTGAAATCGACCCCGGCGCTGGCCACTAGCGAACATACCCCGTTCGTTGCTCTCGTCTCGACCATGACGCCTGTCAAGGCGGAGACGGCGGCGTTGATCGAGCCGATACAATCGAGCCTCACAAATATGATGCTATGCTCTCTTGCCGGCGTCGTTATGGCGCTCGGCTCGCTCGCTGGCAGCCAGCGCCGCAGATGGTTTGACTTTCGAGGCGCGTATCGCCGCGCGGTTTCGATTGTCACGGGCAATGACCCGGGGCCATCGCTAGGAGGCGGCGATACCCTCAACGTCACCGTCTCAGATGAGAGGGCCTTGCATGCCCTCAATGCGAAGCTCCGCGACATGGCGCGCGCCCTGCCGTCCGGACAGGTGGCGGCATGACAACACAGTATTCGACGACTGTCCGTAACGGCGTACTTGATGCGTGGGAGACGGCTATCGGGCCGACTCCCATCATTGAAATAAGGACCGGAGCGCAGCCGGCCAACTGCGCTGCGGCCTCTACCGGAACGCTGCTCGCGACATATACGCTTGCCTCCGATTGGGCCACGGCAGCATCCGGCGGGATCAAATCCCTTGCAAACTTGCCTCTGACAACGACTGCGGTCGCAACCGGCCCGCGTCGCGAGTTTGCTTTTATCGGCAATGGCTACCGCTGGTTTTATCGGCTTCTCACTGGCAAAGAAGCGCCGCAGCCGATTTACCACGTGACGGTTGAGGGTGATGGGCTAGGCGGCGAAGCTATCAAGACAGCCAAGGCTCTAGAGCGCCGGATTATGTCAGCAGCTCGCAATTACGCTCAGCCAGTGGGGGCATAATGAGCAAAACCAACAACTGGGAAAACAGCATTTTGTTGTTGCTGTTCAACGCGACGGCAACAACGAACGTTGCAGACAACGCGGCTTCGTCGCCTCTCACAAACCTCTATGTGAGCTTGCACACGTCGGACCCGGGGGAGACTGGCACGCAGTCTACAAGCGAATGCAATTACGGCTCATACGCCCGTGTTGCCGTTGCGCGCTCCGGTTCTGGCTGGACAGTAACGGCTAACAGTGTTTCTCCAGCGAGTGCAATCAACTTCCCTGAAGCAACGTCCGGCACGAATACAGCAACGCACTTCGGCGTAGGCTCTCTATCAAGCGGTTCTGGCGTGCTCTACTACAAAGGCGCGATTACCCCGAATATCTCGATTACATCGGGCGTGACGCCTAGCTTGACCACAGCAACGGCGATCACAGAAGACTAATGCCAGCCCCATCGGACTTAATTCATGAGACCTCTACAACAACGGGGACCGGCGACTTTACGCTAGTCGCTGTTAACGGCAAACGCACGTTCGATACCGGCTTTGGTACGGGCGGCACGGACCTATTCGATTACTTCATTAGCTCACGCGACGCTGCGGAATGGGAACGCGGCACCGGGCATATGTCGGACGCGACCACGCTTGTCCGAGATACGGTTCTAGCAAGCTCAAACGCGGGGGCAGCGGTTAGCTTTGCAGCCGGCACTAAGGACGTAACTAACGACATTCCAGCCGCTAAGCAGGTTACAACAGACACCACGCAAACGCTGACCAATAAGACGCTAACAAGCCCAACACTTACGACGCCCGCCCTTGGCACACCAGCAAGCGGAACTCTCACGAATTGCACGGGATTGCCTGTAGCGGGCGGCGGCCATGGCTCAACTACGGCCAACGGTGCTCGCACAAATCTTGAAATTGAAAACAATACAGCAATCTACGGGCTGACACTTTCTAACAACGGCACAGACGCCACAAATGACATTGACATAGCAGCGGGTAGGGCTTGCGAGCTTTCAACCGGCTATCAGATGATTTTAGCGTCGTCCTTGACAAAGCGGCTTGATGCAGCTTGGGCAGTAGGAACCGGCAACGGCGGGCTTGATACGGGCTCGATAGCCAATGACACATACCATGTTTGGCTGATTAAGCGTTCTGATACTGGCGTGGTTGATGCGCTTTTTTCAACAAGCCCAACCTCACCAACAATGCCAACGAGTTACGATATTAAGCGGCGCATTGGCTCGATAGTGCGTGTCAGTGCAGCCATTAAAGCGTTTAGCCAGAACGGCAACGAGTTTCTATGGAAAACACCCGTTTATGATGTTGGTTCATATTCAACGCAAACGGCATATGGTGCGACAACAGCAATATTGACAACCTTGACGGTTCCAACTGACATCAAAGTTGAAGCAAAGTTTGTTTATGCAATTTCTGCGGCTGCCGCAGCGGTGGGCTATCAGTATCTAAGTTCGCCAGATCAAGACGACATCGCAGCAACCACGTTGTTCACGTCTTTTGTGAACTCAAGCCAAACCTACTCGTTCAACATAAACCAAGTCAGAACAAATACGTCCGGGCAAATCCGCGAACGCAGCAGCAATTCGTCTGTAAACGTCGCACGTTGGGTTTTAACGCTCGGCTGGGTTGATGCGAGGGAGTAATGGCAGAAGAACAATTCGTTTGGAGCCCAGAAGCTGCCGACTTTATCGAAGTTCTGACACCAGAGCAGCAATTTGCGCGGGCTATACAATCTCATATAGACACAACGGCGCAAACGCGCCCGGGTGGCGGTTATGCGGACGGTGTGACGGCCTCAAGTTACGTTTCTAGCACGATTCCGACTTGGGCGGCGGATGCTGTCGCGTTCGTGGCGTGGCGTGACCAAGTCTGGCTGTATGCTTTTACAGAGCTTGCGAATGTCCAGAATGGGCAAAGGGAAGTGCCAACCATTGCTGAGCTTATCGGAGAACTGCCACAAATCGTTTGGCCGTAAGCCATGATCGGCGGTTTTATTGGCCGGCCTATTGGCGGCATTGTTAACACGGGTAGCGCTGTTGTTTCGTCGTCTATCGGCGCATCAGCGGGCACATCAGCAGCCGCAGCCGTTGGTAAGTCTACATTCTCAGCCGTTGGCGCATCTACAGCCGCCGCAACTGCGACAGGGATAGCCAAGTCAACAGCTAAGGCCGTAGGTGCAAGCGACGGTATAGCAACAGCCGAAGCGGTAGGGCTTTTAGTTCGTAAAGGCGTTGGTTCTGCTGATGGCATTGCAACCGTTGCAGGCGTTGCCAAATCAACAGCCAAGTCAATTGGCTCAAGTGCTGGTATCGCCGCGGTATCGGCAGTAGGCCGCTCAACAGCCAGTGCAGTCGGCACATCAGCAGGCACGTCTACAGCTACCAGCAACACGATTACGCTTGCATCTGGCGACGGCCTAAGCGCTGGCATAGCTACAGCAACAGGCATTGGAACTAGAACACTTGCGATAACGTCTAGGCGCCCAATCACAGCGCTAGTCACTAAAGCACAGAGCACATTACCTGCTCACGTAACTAAGCAGCTTTCAGCTACAACCAACATAACAGCATAAGGAATAGTGATATGGCCGAGAAGGCCAAACTTGCCACTGCAACAACAGAGAAGAAGCAAAGGTCTCTTGCAAACCTGAAGCCGTTTCAGCCTGGCCAGAGTGGAAACCCCGCAGGGCGCGCCAAGGGTTCACGGCACAAGCTCGGTGAAGCCTTCATCCAAGACATGTACGCAGCTTGGGAAACGCAGGGCAAAGCCGCCATTGATCGCGTGATCAAAGACCGCCCGCATGAGTTTATAAAATCCGTGGCCAGCATCTTGCCAAAGGAAATTGAGGTAAAGACGACCACCGTCCAGGAGTTAAGCGACGATGACATTGCAGCAGCTCTCATTGCCCTGCGATCCGTTGGCGCTCTTGCGGGCTTTGGAGACGGAACAGAAGAGAAGGCGCGACACTAACCGCCTCAAGTTTTACCAGCCTTACGGAAAGCAGAAAGAGTTTCATAAGGCCGGTAAGATTCACCACGAACGCTTGTTTATGGCCGGCAACCAGCTCGGGAAGACATGGGCTGGTGGTTTCGAAACGGCAATGCACTTAACCGGGCGTTATCCTGATTGGTGGGAAGGCCAGACATTCGATAAGCCGCCGATCATATGGGCGTCTGGCGTCACGTCAGAATCGACGCGGGATAATCCGCAGCGTGTTCTTGTCGGCGATCCGCCGAAAGAGGACCAATGGGGCACCGGCACGATCCCGAAGGAATGTCTGCTTGATTGGGATCGGGCGATGGGCGTCCCGAACCTGCTGGACAATATAAGAGTTCGATGGGGGGGCGGTGGCGACGTACAGGCTGACGAATCGCTCTGCTACTTCAAGAGCTATGAAAAAGGTCGCGAGAAGTGGCAGGGTCCAACGATCGACGCCGTGTGGTTCGATGAGGAGCCGCCGCTGGACATCTACACGGAGGGCCTGACCCGTACCAATCGCGGCCAGCGCTCGCAGTTCGTCTACATCACCTTCACGCCGCTGCTCGGCATGTCGGAGGTGGTGAGCCTGTTCCTTTTGGGGGACAAATGACCCGCCACGTCATCTCGATGACCATCGACGACGTGGACCACTACACGGCAGAGGAAAAGGCGCGAATTGTTGCGAGCTACCCCGAGCACGAGCGGGAAGCACGTGCAAAAGGCGTGCCAGTCATGGGATCGGGGCGCGTGTTCCCGGTCTCTGAGGACTCGATCACAGTTCCCCCGCGCGACATACCGCGCCATTGGGCTCAGATCATCGGCGTTGACTTCGGCATCGACCATCCTTTCGCTGCAACAAGGCTAGCATGGGATAAGGACGCCGATTGCGTCTACGTCACGCACACGTATCGCCGAAAGGGCGAGATCCCAGCACTCCACGCTGCAGCGGTTAGGCCGTGGGGCGATTGGATTCCGATCGCGTGGCCCCATGACGGACTGATCAGGGACAAGGGCTCGGGCGAGCAGCTGGCGGCGCAGTATCGGACGCATGGGCTCAAGATGCTGCAGACAAAGGCTGAGCACGCCAAGGGCGGCAACGGCGTCGAGGCCGGGCTGATGGACATGCTGGAGCGGATGCAGACAAACAGGCTCAAAATCTTCGCCGGTCTCAACGACTGGTTTGAAGAATTCCGCCTCTATCATCGCAAAGACGGCCTTGTTGTGAAGGAGCGAGACGACTTGATCAGCGCCACGCGCTACGCGGTGATGATGCTGCGCTTTGCCGTCACGGAGCCGATGCAATGGAGCGCTGGCCCTGTGCATGCAGGCGGGGATTGGATGGGCATATGAGGAAGGTAACGGAAAGCCGTCTGACCCATATCCTCGCCGCGTATCCGAACGCCGAACTTGTCGAGCGGGACGGTAGGAAGCTGGTCCGTCTGCCTCAATACGACATCGACAGGGACGAGGCCTCCGTTGTCGAGATCGAAGTCGTTCCGGACCCGAAGGAATCGCCTGTTGGGGGCATCCATCCCGTGATCAATGTGCGGTCCGGACCCATCTTCAACCCAGAAGGTGATGCGCGCGTGTCGCCGCTCGGAAAGCTCTATCGCATTGTCGGCTGGTCGCCGCCCAAGGACAAGGACGAGTGATGGACGACATCGTGAAGGAGGCCCGCGAAGCGCTTGATACGTCATACGACTTCGACAAGGACAATCGTGATCTTGCGGTTGAGGATCTGAAGTTCGCTGCCGGCTTCCAGTGGTCCGATGCCGCCAAGGCAGAGCGCGCCGGCCGGCCCATGATCACAATCAATCGCTCGGCACAGTTTCTCCGCCAGGTGTCGAACCCGATCCGTCAGAACATGCCGACGATCAAGGTCGAGCCCGATGGCGACGATCAGAGCGACATGGCCGAAATCACGAATGGCCTGCTACGGCGCATCCAGTACAATTCAAGCGCTGGCCACGTCTATGCCCAGGCGGTCGAGCACATGGTCGCCTGCGGTATCGGCTGGATGCGCGTCGTCCATGATTATGTCGGTGACGAAGGGTTCAATCAGGAGATCATGATCAAGCGGGTGTTCAACCCGCTGTCGGTCTATCCCGACCCGTCCTCGCTTGAGCCGGCACGCGATACGATGGGATGGTGTGTCGTCTCCGAGATGATCCCGACGCAGGCCTTCAAGGCAAAGTATCCAGGGAAGTCATTGACCGGGCTCGACGGAACGCCGGATGGCGTCGGGCGCTTCTCCACGATGTCGTGGGGCTCATCTGATCACGTCCGCGTCGCGGAATACTGGAAGCGGAAGGAAGTCAAGCGCACTATCGCCCTGTTCGCGGACGGCCAGACGAGGGAGCTTTCAGAGAGCGGCATCAAGCAGCTCCGAGACTTGCTCAACGCCGGCATTGTTGTCACGCACCGTGAGGTGATCGGCTACAAGGTCGAGATGGTGAAAGTATCCGGCGTCGAGCAGCTCGAGGAAGTCTACGAATGCCCGTCGAAATGGATACCTCTGATCCCGGTGATCGGCTCGGAAATCCCGCTCGACAAGGGCATTTATCGCCACGGGCTGCTGAGGTTCCAGCGCGATCCGCAGCAACTGCATAACTACTTCCTGTCTGTCGCTGCCGAATCGCTTGGGGCTCAGCCGAAGGCGCCGTTCCTGGCTACGCCGCAGCAGATCGGCAAATACAAGGCGATGTGGGACAACGCGAACAAGTCCGCGACGCCGTATCTGCTGTATCAGCCGGACCCCGAGGTCCCCGGCGGCATCCCGCAACGCATCGCCCCTCCACCCCTCCCCGCAGGCCTGATCCAGATGGCGCAGATGCTGGCCGACGACATGAAGGCCACAACGGGGATTTATGATGCAGCACTTGGGGCCAAGAGCAACGAGACATCTGGCGTTGCGATTGCGCAGAGAACCGAGCAGGGCAACCAGGCCACATTCCACTTCGTCGATAATCTTGAGCACAGTCTTGAGCACATGGGCCGCGTGATCGTTGACATGATCCCCAAGGTCTACGACACAGAGCGCACGATCAAGATCGTCGGTGAGGACGATACGGAGCGGCCCGTAACTGTCAACAAGACGATGTTCAAGTTCGGCGAGACCGAGCTGAAGCACAACGATCTGTCGAAGGCGAAATTCCAGAGCGTGCGCGTCATCCTCGGACCCAACTACGCAAGCCGCCGCGCCGAGGCGGTCCAGCAGTTGACGCAGCTCGTCCAGGCACTGCCCCAAGTCGGCATGGTCGGTGCCGATCTCATCGTGAAGAACATGGATTTTGATGGCGCCGAGCAGCTCGGCGAGCGCTTGAGGGCTACGCTGCCGCCCCAGGTCCTCCAGATGGAGAACCCGGAAGCGGCTCAGGCTCAACAGCCGCCGCCTGATCCGATGGCAGAGCCGCAGATGCAGCACGCGCTGCGTGTCATGGAAGCTGAGGGCATGAAGGCCGAGGCCGAGGCAACGCAGGCCCAGGCCAGAGCAGAGGCAGAGATTCAGAGGGTGCAAGCCGGCGTGATGCAGGCTGAGGCGTCGATTGAGGGCGCGCATCTTGAGAATGCGTTGAAGCGTAAGAAGTTGAGTGAACCGCCGCCGAGGCCTCCCCAGAAGGCCAACGCTGGAGCAGCAACCCGCCCATGAGGCGGGTTTTTTATTGGGAAAACCAATGACCGACATCACGATCCCCGCCCCGGTGCAGGTTACGCCGGAAGTCACAGATCCCGGCAAGGCTTCTGCCGCTGCGGAGACTGTGACGAGTGCCGAAGCAGTGCCCCCGAAGGCTGAACAGCCTGCCGGAACCGATCAGCCAGCCGCCGCCGATGCCGTGAAAGCGGAAGGTGAGCAGGAAAAGCAGCTAAGCCCAGGTGAGCAGAAGCGCAAGGAGCGTAACCGCCAGCGTTGGCGGGAGATGAACCAACGACTTGCCTTCGCTGAAGCCGAGTTGCGCCGTCGCGCCTCGGTGAAGGAGCCCGATTACTCTCAGATTGCCGATCCGAACGAGGAACTTGCGGAACGCACTGCACACAAGGTGATGCAATCGCAGACGGCAGCCGATGTACGCAGGCTCGAAGCCGAGCGTGGAGCGGAGCGGAATGCGATGCTGGAAGCGTGGTCGGAAGCGGTCGAGGAAGCAAAGACAAGGCTTCACGACTTCGATCAGGTCTTCACATCGACTGTGCCGATCCACCCTCGCGCTGAGCGGTTCATCGTCGAGAGCGACATGGGCCCCGACATCGCCTATTGGCTGGCCAAGAATCCTAAGGCTGCGGTTGAATTGCACGATCAGTTCGAAAGCGATCCGGCACGAGCCATCATGAAGCTCGGACGGCTTGAGGCTCAGTTGAGCCACCCGCCGCCGAAACCAGCATCAACCGCGCCAAAGCCTGCGTCCATCATCACCGGGGGGTCGAATCCTCTGGCCTTTGATGCGGCGAAGGCCAGCGTTTCCGATGTCGAAGCCCATCTCAGGAAGGCCGGCATCATCCGCTGACACGGCGCTACCCATAAAGGACCAGCCACATGGCGAACAATACGCTTACCGCAGACGTGATCGCGAAGCTCGCGCTTCCGATCCTCGACAACGAGCTTGGGTTCATGAAGCGCATGCACATGGCCTACGAGGATGAGTTCTCTAAGAAGGTCAATGGGTACAGCGTCGGCGAAACCATTTCGATCCGTCGTCCGGCCGACTTCACGGTGCGAACTGGGGCCACGATGAGCACTCAGGACGTGATCGAGGGCAAGACCACGTTGACCGTCGATCAGCAGCGCGGCGTGGACTTCCAGTTCTCGTCCACCGACCTCACTCTCAAAGTCGAGGACATGGCCGAGCGGATCATCAAGCCCGCGATGGTGTCGCTCGTTAATAACATCGCTGCGGATGTGCTGTCGCAGATGTATGTCGGGACGTACAACTACGTTGGCACTCCCGGCGAGACGGTCAACTCGTTCGCGGACTTCGTGAAAGTTCCCGAGCGTATGGACATCATGGCCATGCTGTCCAGCGATCGGACGGCGCTGCTGAGCCCGACAGACTTCTACGCGTTCGTAGGCTCACAGACGGCCCTCTATGCCCCCGGTCTTGTCCAGTCGGCGTATCGAGAGGGCTCGCTGGGGCAGGTGGCAGGCATCGAGACCATGAAGACTCAGGTGGTCCCGACGCACACCGTTGGCGCGCGTGGCGGCACGCCGCTCGTGAACGGTGCAAGCCAGAATGTCACCTATGATACGGCCAAGAACAGCTGGTCTCAGACCTTGAACGTCGATGGTGCGTCCAACTCTATCACGGGGTGGGCAAAGGCCGGCGACGTGTTCACGATTGCCGGCGTCTATGCCGTCAATCCGCGCACGAAAGTCGCGACGAGCGTCCTTCAGCAGTTCGTCGTGACGGCGGATGCAGACTCGTCCGGTGCCGGCGCCCTTGCGCTCACGATCTCGCCGCCGATCATCACGTCCGGCCCGCATCAGACGGTGAGTGCAGCTCCTGCCGACAACGCCGCCTGTACGTTCCTCGGTACGGCCAGCACGGCCTATACGCAGAACATCGCCTTCCACAAGTCTGCGATGTCGGTCGCGTTCGTGCCGATGGAGATGCCTCAGGCTGCCTACGGTGGGTCGCGTCAGTCCCATAAGGGGATCAGCGTCAGGCTTATCCCGTCGTATGACGCGACGAACGACATCAGCAAGTGGCGCCTCGACGTGCTCTATGGCCGGAAACTGACCGATCCGCGCGTGTCCGTCAGGTTCGCCGGAACCGCATGATGAGCGGCGTATGGATGTACCGCGAGGGGGAGGCGAGGCTTTTTGCCTCCCCCGAGACCGTCCCTGCTTCTGAGGGATGGGTCGATAGCCCCGACAAGGTAACGGCCAACAGGAAGGCTGACCATGAGCACGTCATCTCAACTGACGGCCAAGGCGATGCGCCGGCTTCAATTGTTGGACGCCCACGAAAGTCCAAGCGCGGCGGATGACGCTCACGCGAACAGCGTGCTGCTCGACATCATCGCCGAGTTCGAAGCGACGGGCCTTGCCCTTACAAGCGCTGATCTGCCGCTTCCCGCGAAGTACGAATCGGCGCTCGTGGCGATCCTCGCGGCGAGGCTCGCGGGAGACTTCGGCAGGCCGGTTGATGAGGCGCTCGATCGTGACGCCAGATCCGCACGCCACACGATAGCCGGTGGATATTTCGAGGTTCCGGCACAGGCATTCGAGGAGGGGCTGTTGAACCCCGAGCTTACGCTGCTGGGGAACGAGTGATGCCGCGCCGCGACCTGCTGCTTCCGCTCAGATCGAACCCGGCCCGCTACGGTTACGAAGGCGCGGCGCGGCTCGTCAACTGCTACGCCGAGGAGATCGGTGAAGAAGGTCGCAGTCGGGTGGCGATCTATCCTGTTGATGGAGTCGCTGACTTCGCGCCGATTCCGGGAGGGTCCGGAGGATGCCGGGCGATGCTGGAAGTCGGCGGGTACCTCTACGCCGTCATCGGCACGACGCTCTATCGCGTGTCGTCGGATGGCGTGACCGTCGATACGGTCGGCGGCATTGCGACGACTGGCATGGTCACGATGGCGAGGAACAGGAAAGCGACGACGCAGATCGGCGTCGTATCCGGCGGCCAATACTGGATCGCCACCGGCACGACGCTGACGCAGATCAATGACGCCGACCTGCCGCCCCCAGTGTCGATCTCGCACCTGGACGGCTATTTCATGCTGCCGATCGCGGACGGGCGCATCTTCTATACGGCGATCGACGAGGGCGGGACGATCGATGCGCTCGATTTCATCCGCGCCGAATCGAACCCTGTTCATCGCGTTCGGGGACTATTCCACGGAGTTCTACAACAACACGGGCGGGGCCGATTCGCC